TGCGCTCTTTGACGTGAGAGACTGCGACCCCGCCAACCGAGTGCGTATTCACGGACGACGCATCACCGCCGACCAAGCGTGGGAGAGGGAGCAGTTCGTCTACGAGCAAGAGGTTAGAGGAAGCGACCTTCGGAGACCGAGGAAGCGAACAAGGGAGGCGAATCGTGAGACAACCACCTCGTAGTGCGGAAGCAGAGTCAGGGCTAATCGGCTCTGTCCTCATTGACGATGAGGCGATGGGCTATGCCATTGGGATCAACCCCGATGACTTCTCCACGGCGCAGCATCGTGCCGTATGGACGGCCATCGTTGAGGTCTACAGGCGGGGCGATCCGCTCGACATCGTGTCGGTGGGCGATGAGCTTGCACGGCGCAACGCCATTGACGAGGCTGGAGGGTATGCCTCGCTCTCCGACTTCCTTTCACGCACGCCGACGAGTGCCAATGCCAAGTCGTACGCCGACTCGGTGCGCACGAAGGCGACGCTGCGTCGCCTCATCACTGCTGCCTCACGGGTGGCTGAGATTGCCTACGAAGACCCCGCCGATGCCGACGAGGCACTAGACAGGGCAGAGGCAGAGATCTACAAGGTCGCACGCACGATGAAGAAGTCAGACTTCACGGAGATGAGTGGACTCATCAACGATGCGGTCAGTCGCTTGGACTGGACGAGGCACAACCGAGGGTCGGCAGAGGGCGTGCTCTCTGGGCTGCCGTCGCTTGACCATATGACTGGGGGCTGGCAGAAGTCAGACCTCACCATCCTCGCCGCCCGTCCGTCGGTCGGCAAGACGAGCCTCGCCCTGAACATCGCGCAGCACGCTGCCATCAAGCACGGCAAGCGTGTCGCTGTGTTCTCGTTGGAGATGAGCAAGGATCAGTTGGCGACCCGACTGATGGCTGGTGCGTCTGGCGTGGACATCTTCCGCATCCGCCGGGGCGACGTGGAGGGGATGAACCTTGCCCGCATCGCAGCGTCGGTCTACCACTTGGAGAAGGCGAGCATCTTCATTGACGACTCGCCCGTTGCCTCGCCCGTAGACCTGCGGTCAAAGGCGCGGCGGCTGTCTGCCGATGGCGGGGTAGACCTCATCATCGTGGACTACCTGCAACTGATGATGCCAACGAAGCAGACGAAGGAGGGCAACAGGGTGGTCGAGACCAGCGACATCAGCCGAGGGCTGAAGGCGATGGCGCGGGAGCTGAACGTTCCCGTCATCGCGCTGTCGCAGTTGTCTCGCGCCGCCGAGCATAGAGAAGGAGGCCAACCACGACTGGCTGACCTCCGAGACTCTGGTGCGATTGAGCAGGATGCTGACCTTGTGATGCTGCTATGGCGTCCCAATGGACAAGAGCACGGGCAAGCGACGGAGAAGATCAAGTTGTCGCTGGCGAAGCACCGCAATGGCCCGACGGGTGAGATTGACTTGACCTTCGTCAAGGCTACGACTACCTTCAAGGAGGACATTTGAGACACGCAAGTTTCTTTAGTGGCGTCGGCGGTCTTGACCTCGGCTTTGAGCGTGCTGGCATTGAGACGGTCAGCGTCAGCGAGATTGACCCATACGCCAACGCGGTGTTGGCAGAGCGATTCCCAGACGCTCCGAATCTGGGAAGCATCACGGAGGTGGACGCTAATGACATCCCAGAGGCAGACATCTGGTCAGGCGGGTTCCCCTGCCAAGACCTCAGCGTCGCTGGCAAGAGATCAGGATTCGCAGGCAAGCGTAGTTCACTCGCCTTCACATTCCTCAACGCTGTGGAGCAACGAAGACCTCGGTGGTTGGTGCTGGAGAACGTCCCAGGTCTTCTCACTTCTAACGATGGACGAGATTTCCTCAGACTCCTCCGTGAAATGGACGACATCGGGTATTATGTCTCGTGGAGAAGTCTCAATGCTAAATACTTCGGAGTCCCCCAGAGAAGGAGTCGAGTCTTCGTTGTCGCGCATCTTGAACCAGGTCGCGCCGAGCAGGTTTTATTTGAGTGCGAAGGCAGCTGCGGGCATCTTGCGCCGAGCAGCAAAGCAAGGGAAGAAACTTCCTCAAGTTATGCAGGAAGCACTTCAGGCGATCAATGGCTCACAAATATCGGTACCATCATCGGTGCGGCGGCTAACGCCGACAGAGTGCGAGAGGCTGATGGGGTGGCCAGACGGCTGGACGATAGCATCATCTCATTCCCGTCAAGGTACAGTAGGCAGCCGACGAAGTTCAACAACCAAACAGATCCCTTGACGATAGCTGCTGGCGCACCTGCGGTTGTCATCCCTCAACAGGGGGTGGGGGGAGATGATGCTGAACCAATTGGTCTAGACTCTAACCGATACAAATGTATTGGAAACGGTGTGGTAGCTCCCGTGGCAGAATGGATTGGTCGACGCATCGTTGCCGTCAATGTGTTAGAATAACTACGACGGGCGGTCCCCCTGCCCGACTACTGAACCCCTGCTGGCTCCTCCAGCAGGGGTTCATTCTTTTGCGCAAGCTGGACAGACACCGAAGTAAGTACCGTCGTGATCGTGGATAGCGGAGAGTGGAGTGTCTGAAGGAATCTCACGTCCGACCAGCGTGTCATAGACGATGCCGTTGTCTCGGCACCACTGACGCAGGGACTTACCTTCCTTCACCGCCTGTGCGCGGAAGAGTTCCCGAACCTGCTGATCTTCGTCCGTCATTGCGGATCAACTCCAATGCTAGATATACCCCAAGCGCGACCATCTGGCGTTCGCCAGGGGTGAGCAGGGGTAGGACACCACTTAGGGTAGAAACGTGGCTCTCCGTGGCTCCTAGACCCTCTAGAAGCGATTCTACGGAGGCTTCTAGGGGGTCTCTGTTAGTAGGATTCCCCATCGTCGGGGTCAAGTTCTAACTCTAGGTTAGACCACTCGCCCTCGATGAGGGACACAAGGATGAGGCAGTAGTTGGCTGCATCCATCAGGGCATCGCGCACCGATGGGTGCTGAAGCTCCTTCAGGGAATCTTGTGAGAGAACGACGCGACCCTTGATGAACTCGCCGCTCAACGCCTTCTTGATGCGGCTCATCTTGTCGTCGCTCATCCGAGAGAACACACCTGGGATACCGAGAGACTCGATGTTGGCTGGGCCATACTGCGCCTGACGCTGGACAAGGATGTCCCGCGCCTCATCGTAGAGGCCTTGGAAGTACTGCTCAAAGTCCTTCGGTGTGTTCCTCATAGAGCCTTTCCAGCCATCGGGCTTTGTGTTCGTTGACGATGAACCAGGCAACGGCGACTCGCTTGCCACACTCTTCGCAGCCGAATAGACGGAGCGTGTACTCTCTAAGTGTTTGCGGAGGCTGTCGTAAAGGTTTGAGTCTTCCCTTGCACCTGATACACGTGAGCCCAAGCTTCACTTCTTCCGTTCAGCAGCGAGGATGGCAATCGTAAACGCTGCGAGTGGACCGAACGGCACGGGTGCGAACGCAGCAAAGGCGGCAGCCACTCCGTAGAGGAGCGAGATGCGCGAGTGCTGCGTGGCAACTGGTGAGGTAATGATCTGTCGAATGCTGGGGACAACGATCTGCTCGCCGTCGTCAGGCTGCGTAGCCAAAGTCAACCTCCTTGATGATGGCGTTGGCGGCGTAGGCTGCCAACTGTTCTTTGTTTGGTTGTCCCTCTAGCCCGTCAAGCAGCATCTTGAAGATGTGCAGCCAGACCTGTGAGACGAGGACGGCATCAGGCTTTCGCTTCCTTGCCGGAAGGGTCACTCTTCCATACTCCTATCACGGAGGATGTCGTCGCCTGCTCGCTTCCAGTTGGCAAGGTTCTCCGACGTGCCCTCTGTCTTGATGGACGGGGCAGCCTTGTCCTTGTCGCTGACGAGGAGTTGTGCCTTGACCCGCTCCAAGTCCTTCTCGATGTCGGCCAAGCCGATGTAGGAGATGCCGGTCTCGTGCTCTGGTCGGTAGACGTCGGTGGTTGCGTAGGTCACAGTCGTATCCTCAAGTGCGAGGAAGCCACGACCCCACCACCACGGAGCGAAGAAGACCTTGCCGTCTCCAGCCTCCATCGTCTCGGAGATGACCTTGCCGTAGAGGATGGATGATGGGTCAAGGTTCACGGCATAGACGATAGCCTTGCCGCTGGCGATCCACATCGCCTTGTCCATCAGCCGCTGGGCGTGGATGCCACGGAAGGTTCCGCCGAGGCTCCACGACATATTGATCTGCGCGAAGCCGTAGTCCTTGAGGATCTCGCTGAAGTACCCTCGGCTATCCTTGAAGACGTTTGCCTTGATGATCTTTGGTTCAAAGCTCATTGTGTTCCTCCTTGCCATACCACTGAACGAAGTCGTCGAAGTCAATCACTGCCAAGGCACGCCGACGTGTACCTGCCCCTGGCGAATCGCCAACCACCAGCACTGCCAGTTGGTCAGCCTTTGGGTTAAGTTCTCTTAACCATTTATCTAGTCGCTCTGGGTACGACAGCCCGACCTTGCACTGGATCACGAATGAGCCAGCCTCCACGTCGTTCTTGCCGCCGTACATCCCAGTCCGCTTGCCGTTGAGGCGAGTGGCGACCTCCCTCTCAAAGCTGTTGCCCCTCTGCCTCGCCCGCTTCCCGCGTGACGACCGAGCGGCATTGGCCTCATCGATTGCTAGGTCTTTCATCTTACCCATTCTTCACCCTCGCTAACTGTGCGGTTCGCCTACCCACGATCATCTTGTCTCCAAGTACGACCAGCCCGGAGGCGACCAACTCCTTGTTCAGCACGCGGTTCTCAATCGTCTCTCGCAGAAAGAACCAGCCCTCTGGTGCCACTGCTGCATCATAGCGGACGGAGAGGCCAGCGTAGATCCTGCCGTACCTACCGTCAAGGAGATAGCAGATGTCGTTATTCTGGACAATGTCCAGATCGTCATCAATGGCCCGCGCACTGCGGGTTACTTCGTATCGAGGCATTTTCTATGCACCCAGTGCCACTCCGTTGACTTCTTGAATCCGATGAACTCAAACGATTGGACGCGGTATGCGTCAGCCTGCTTCTCAATGGCAAGGGCGCATTTGATGCAGGGTCGGTTCGTCCACTGAGGAGCAACACTCTTGCCGCCCTTCTGGGCTTTTACCCCAGCCACATTGACTCCATCGTCTTCTGCCCCTGTTCGGTTTCGTAGAGTCGGATGGCAGCAGCATTCGCGGTATCATCCATAAACACTGCCACCATCCGACAGAGTTCCCTCGGGTCGTGTTCGCACGTCGGGCAGCCACCGTCGTGCCTCCCTTGGGACTTGAATGTAGAGATCCTCGCCAGTGCGCAGCTTGCGGCTGCAACTGCCTGCTCTGGCGTCTTAATCATTCTCGCGGTTCCGCTGGCGTCCAGATCAACGGGGAGGCATCACGAACCGTGACGTCCTCGTAGGCCTTGCCGTCGTACTCGCGCACGTTGCGGGACTCGCCCGTGACGTGCAGGTTCGGTCGCTTCTCGCTAGGGTTCTTGGTCTTGGACTCTGCCACCTTGTAGTAGATCTTGTACAGATGCTCCTGCGTCTTCTTGTCAAAGACGGTGAGCGTCAGGTAGACGTACTTGTCAGTAGGCTCTGCGCCACGAGTCTCCTTGTCAGCGGAGCGCCACTGCGTGTAGGTATCGGTCGCTCGGCTGGCGAAGAACTCAAACGCCTTCGTCCCGGTCTTGAACTCTTTCTCCTTTGGCTCCTTCTTGTCGGAGAGCCAAACGTCATATGAAACCTGTGGACCTCGTGCAAATTCTGCCATCTTAGAACTCCAAATCATTCAGGTCGGGCTTCTTGGCTGGGGCAGGAGCGACCTTCTCCGTATCCCCGAAGATCTTCTTGGCGGCTTCGCCAATCCGATCCGTTGAAAGGTCGGCCTCAGGATCATCACCCGTTGGGATGAGGAACCCAGTGAGCAGCGCGTACTTCAGTGCGCCAGTCGCAGCCTTATATGCCGCCTTGTCGCCTGAGTCTGCGCCAGTGCCGACTGACTGGAACGAGATGGTCTCGCCCGACTCTCCGTCGGTGAGTGTCCACGTGAAGCGAAGCGTAAGCAACGTCTGCTTGCCGCTCGGCGTGAGTCCCTCGCTGATGACATCGATGCTCGTCGGTGTCATTGAGACGTTGAACTTCACGAGCTGCTCGCGCACCTTGTCGGCAACTGCCGATGCCTGCACGAACTTGTACCCCTGTGCTGAGTTGGTTCCTGTCTTCGCAACGTATCCAACCGCCTCCATAACTTTGGCGATCTTGGCTGCGAGTTTGACTGACTGCGTCATCCTCTACACTCCTTCAACCATTGGCAGCCCTTGCAGGGCCACTCCGCCTTCATATCTTTCCCCCTTCGGGACGGCAGGCGCGGCGGTTTGCGCTTGCCGTAGTATTGTAGCACACGCAGGACACGCAGGGCGCGGTCTCGCCACCCTCGTTCCAGCGTGAACTCTAGGAGCTTGAAGTCCTCGGCGGCGGCGTAGATCACCCGCGCATCCACTGGCTCACCAAGTTGCTGCTCCATCACGTGGGCATAGATCGAGGCTTGGACTGCGTGCTCTGGCTTGACGGTGCGGATATACTGCATCCCTCGGTTGGTCGTGGACTTATACTCCCAGACCTCCCGCCTGCCGTTTGGCCACTTGACCAGCGCGTCAATGTTCCCAGAGAAGTCAAACTCTGGCAGCAGGATCGGCACTTCTTCCTGGAACTCCAGCAAGTCGCCAGCCGCAAGGGCATCGTGACCAGCCTTGTTCAGCACTTCGGCTACGGCGTGCCCGCGCTCGAAGATGCGGTAGAGATTGTCAGGGAAGGGGTTGCTCGGCTCCACCTTCTCAGCGGCGTACCACTGCTGCCGGATGCACGCACCAAGCAGCGAGCCACGCCATCGGGCGACGGCTGGTCGCCCTATCTCCGCCTTGCGGGCAAGATACCCGTCAAGGATGGAGGAGAAGTTGCTCACTCCAATCCTTCTTTGTAGATCTCCGTGCGGGTGCGGAGGTTCCCGCCGTAGTCAAGCAGCGCCTGCTCTACGTCAAGGATCTCTGCTGGGTTGCTGGTCTTCGCCAGCTCGCTGTCGCGGATCTCAAAGTGGTAGAGCAGTCGTGCGTTGTCCATCCAGTAGTCCCGCTTGTCTCCGTCGCTGCCCGTGTATGGTGAGACCTCAGCGCCAGTGGCGTTGCCGATGCGATCAGCCAACTGCGTGACCGTGACGTTCTCAGAGCAGGCGTTGTAGATTCCCTGCACCGACGGCAGGATTGCAGCGAGCGAGATGATCCAGCCAGCGTCGTCCACGTTGAGGATCGGGCGCTTGGCCTCCGACTGTGGGTGGATGTGCTTCTTGTGGATCGCCTCCCAGGTGAAGGCGTTGACCACCAGGTCGCGTCGCATATTCGGTGAGACGCCCCACAGGGTGCCGAGGCGCAGCGATACCCACGAGCGGTTCTGCTGGGCGAGGTACTCGTCCATCTTAACCTTGCTCTTGGAGTACGCGGTGAGCGGGTCAACCGCCGTGTCTTCCTTGGCGATGTCTCCGTTCGCGCCGTAGACAGAAGCGGAAGAAATGTACACGAAGCGACCGTTCGGGTTGCGATCCCAGAAGTCCTCTGCCTTGAGCTTCGGCAGTTCGTAGTTGTTCCAGAAGGTATCGAACTCATCAAGGTTTCCCATATGGTCGTTGCTCACCGCAGCAAGCCAGACGATCACGTCATAGGAACCAAGCGGATCAATGTCCGAGAACCGTGCGTTCTTGCCGTTGCGCTCCGAGTGTGGCAAGTGTTCTGCGTTCAGCCCACGGATGCTCTCGTCGTACCACGACTCGTCAATGCCGTGAACCTGTGCGCCAGCGTGCTTGAGATGCTTGACGACAAGCGGGCCAATGAACCCGCGATGCCCGACCACTAATACTTTCATCGCTTGATCCTTCCTTCTGCTATGTCTCCACTGAGATATTCGTACATTGCCTCAGCCCACGTACGGAAACGCGGGAGGCGTGTGTTGATAAGTGCGCCGTTCTGTGGGCGGGTCTTGTCCCAGCGCATTGATCCAGAGATCTTCCCCTTGACCCTTCGGGTCTTCCGCGCCATCCGGGCGAACTCCATCCAGTTGGTCTTCCCCTGATTGACGAGGTGGTAGATTCCGTTGGACGGACCTATGGCCAGTGCGACCAGATGCTCTGCCGCATCCGGCAAGTATGTTGGGCTGAAGAACTGATCGGTCGGCAAGTCCATCGGCTTGTTGTGGGAGACCACCATATCCACGAAGCTTGGCTTCATTGGCGATGGGTAGACACCGAAGGGGCTGCTGATGCGAGCGATGATGCCGCCGCGCTCAAGGACCTTCTTCTCGCCGTTAAGCTTGGTCTGCCCGTAGACACTCAGTGCGCCACGGCTGACCGCATCCTCGTTGAGCGGACGGTCTTCTTCGTTGCTGTCAAAGACATAGTCGGTCGACACACAGAGTTGCCGCACCGTGTTGCCGATAATTTCTGGGAGTACTTCGTTGGCGACAACGGCGCCCGCGTGGTTCTTCTCGAAAATATTAATGTCCCTCATCGCAGCGCAGTTAATCACCGAGGTGATGTCATCATCCCGTAGTTGCTGCACAATGTTGGACATATCGTAAGACGAAAAAACGCCCGCATCAGCACCTTGCTGAAGCGAGCGCGTATAGACTCTGAAGCGTAGGTTGCGGCGGCGCAACTCTGCGATGACGTGTTGGGCTACCTGCCCTGACCCGATAACTCCGACCACGATCCCTCCCTTTAGGTTCTGCTTATTTTACCACACTCTTCGGTGAGTAGCGTTTACCACGCCACGCCAGCTCCGAGCCAGTCCAAGAAGCAAAGTCTGGCTGCCACTCGCCAGCCTCCTCACCCCAGAGTTCGATCACCGCGAAGCCAGCCGCCCATCGGCTGACCTGGTGCTGGGCGAGGTACCCAAGTTCGGTACGTCGGCACATCATCCCCGTGGAGATGGCTGCGGTTCGCTTCTCGTCAATGCCAGCGAAGCCGCCAATGGTCTTGAATGAAACACCCTGCGAGTGGTCGTGTCCTCCGACGACGGAGACCCCAGCCGCCTCGACGATAGGGATGATGCTGGCACCGCCGCCCGTGGATCGGGAGTAGGTGCCGTGCGTTGCGATGAGGTCAGGTGCGATCTGGTAGTACGAGCGCAGATGCTCTGGCCCTGCGAACGCCACGCCCTCGGAGATGCACGGCGTGATGCCGAGCGCATCAAGGCGCAACAGGTTGGCAAGCGAGAGGATCTCGCGCCCTTCGGCGTCGGTCATCCCGACCAGCTCCGGCGTCTTCTTCGCCAGCCACTTGGAGAAGCGGGCTTCGTGGTTTCCGTAGAGGAAGAAGATCTGCGCCTCTGGTCCAGCGGATGCGCGGATCTCGGCGAGACGACGGTGCGTGTGCGCCAACTCTTCTTGGACGGGCATCCCTAACCGAGGGTCCTTGTCGTACGCAGAGACTGCCGTCAAGTCAAGGATGTCTCCTGTGAGGATGATGCGGTCTGGTCGCTCTGCTGCAAGGAAGGTAAGGAACGAAGCGTAGACCTCTGGGTCTTCAAAGGGAAACTGGAAGTCGCCCGCTGCGACGACAAGTTCATTCATCGTTTCCCTACGTTCTCCGATCCGTTGCACGTAGTCCAAATGCACGACGTCAGTCGGTCTGATATACTGCGAGTCCGATGGGGGGGTAGGGGGGGTTAAATCTTTCTTAACGAGTCCCCCTTCAGAGGAGGTAGATCCTGGGGAGGGGGTATGGGGGAGGGGGCTAGAAAGCAGAAACTTCTGGTAACGCTTTTGCGCCTGGTCCTTGGTGAGACCGAGCCTCTCCCCAATTTGAGAAAATGAAAAACCTTCAGAACGGAGTGCGTGGATGTCTAGTTCTAGACTCACAAAACCTCCAAGAGCTTCATCGCTAGGGACAGCACAATGCCCACAGCGGACACAGCAATTCCCAGCCTCCATCTTAGCGCAAGACCAGCATCTCTGTTAGCGTTGCGGATGGCCGAAGCCTTGGCTTGGTCGATCTCCACGGTCCTGATTCTAAAATCTATGGCATCCAGCCGAGCCGTGACCTCGGTTCGGACGTCGTTGATGGCGTTGAGCAGGGTGGTAAACTGAGAGTTCGTCAC